TGCGGCATGGGATGGGCGTTATCATTCCATACAATACCAATAATATGCGTTATAGCCTTATGGTGCATATACTACTTATTGAAGTTACCTAGACCTTATTACATTGGCGAGGTGACAGCATTCACAATAATATACGTAACTACAATACTATAATTATGTTTGATAAGATTTTCACATTGGAACAAGTGCGGCTACTGATAGTTAGCACCATTGCGCCAATATTGGCGTACTACACAGCCACTAGTACATATATCTATGCGCTAGTGCTAGTTTTTGGATTTAACATTTGGGCAGGAATGCGCGCCGATGGCGTGGCAATTAAGCGATGCCGCAACTTTTCGTTTAGCAAATTCAAAAATGCGCTAGGCGAATTATTGCTATATGTAACAATCATATACGTGATATACACGGTGATGAGTTTACAGGGCGACAAGAACGTTTCTTTGATTGTGGTTAAAACTCTAAGCTACATATTTGAATACGTATATATCCAAAACGCGTTTAGAAACTTAGTTATTGCTTATCCGCGCCGAATGGTATTACACATCATATACCACGTTATCCGCTTTGAGTTTACACGAGCATTGCCGGCGCATGTTAAGGAGATAATTGAGCGGTACGAGCGTGAACACCCCGAAGAAGTAGAATTTGACAAGAAAAACAAAGTAAAATGAACAGGACAGAATTAGAAAAGTACATTAAGACGGCGCAATGCGGTCGACAAATAAAGTATCTTATCGTGCATTGTACGGCCACGCGCGCAAACGTAGTGGCCAATGTGCGTGTTATTGACGAGTGGCACAAGGCGCGCGATTTCCACAAGCAGCGAATGAGCGGCCACTATTGCGGCTATCACTTCGTTATAGCGCAGGATGGAACGATAGAGGTGGGCAGGTATCTCAACGAGATAGGCGCACACACACCTAACTATAATACGCCAAGCATTGGAATATGTTACGCGGGCGGCCTTGATGCGCAAGGCAGGCCAGCCGACACGCGCACACCAGAACAAAAGGCCGCTTTGGAATGGCTGTTAACGCAACTAGTGGCACGTTTCCCAAATGTTCAGAAAATCGCAGGTCACCGCGATTTCAGCCCCGACAAGGATGGAAACGGAATTATCGACAAATGGGAATATCTGAAAGATTGCCCGTGTTTCAACGCTATTCCCGAATACAAGCACATCCTTAAAAAGTAAAGTTATGGCTAAAATCAAAAAATACATTTATTTAATTGCCGCCCTTGCCATTATTGGCCTTATCGTGGCAAATTGTATTGGTTGGCGGTTGGCAGGCCGCTACAAGCAAAAAGAAAGCATGCAGCGCGCTAATGTCGGTGCGCTTATGCAGAGCGTAGAGCGTTACAAGGTTAATGACAGCCTTAACGCGGTGCGTGTGCATGGCTTAACGCTAACGATAGAGGACTTGAAAAAGTATCGCCCCGATGATGTGGAGTTAGCCAAAGAAATGGACGTTAAAAACAAACATCTAGGAAGTGTTACGCACATGAATACGCGCACGACTACTAGAATAGTCACGCGTGTGCGCGATAGTATAGTATATATTCATGGTGATACGGTTTTTAAAACCGATACTTTGCGATGTTTATCAACCGCCAATAAGTGGTTTCGGCTCGATGGTTGTATTAATAATAAAGGCCAGTTTGTCGGCGCGCTCCAAACGTACGATAAGTTACGGATAATAGAAGAAGTGCGATACAAGCGTTTCCTTTTTTGGCGAACGAATAAAATAAAAAGCCGAAAGGTGAATGCAGTTAGTGACAATCCGAATACAACAATTACCGATATAGAGTTCATACAATTGATTAAGTAATTTCATATTATTTGTTTTTTTGAGGTTAGTAAGTACCATACAATTGGTTGAGGTGGCAGGGTGTCGAGAGATACTCTGCCATTTTTAGCATTAAAATACGTAGTTCACTCTTTCAAAGTATGGTAGTAAGCATTATTGTTTTGGTTAAACGAAGTTAAAAACAGCACAAATCTAAAATATTATGCCCGAAAGTTTTGGTAATTCGGTTTTTCTTTGTACCTTTGCAATGTGATTAATAAACAACACAACTGATACGGCAGTTTCCGTAAAAATAAAAAAGGTGGGTTCACACCAAAACAACGATTAAAAAGATGAAAAAGTTTGATATTGAACAAACGGCGTACCAAAGCAGGTTGCAGATTGTAGAAGTTACACAGGGGATGAATGGTTACCCCAAAGGAATATACAAAGCCATTGTTGGTTTTGAGAGTTTTGAAGATGCCGAGTGCATCGCCAATAAAAAAGACCTAGAAATTGTAGTTTTGCGCAGCCGTGACGGCTGGCAGTTCTTTGAAAATCTAGGTCGTACGTATTCACCATTTGATGAATACGCTGCTTATCCCTCGGATGAGTACGACCACTACACCAATATTTCATTTGACGGGTTTTGCGCGCAAGAAGACGTACAAGGCACGTTGGCCACGGCTGGCGACTTTGACGAAATGCTCGCCATGCTCGAAAACTTTAAGGAAATTTTCGAGCAAATCGAAAATCTAGGTAGTGATGAAGTAGCCGTTATCCACCGCGAAAGCGGAGAGGGCGAAACAATAAAGAAAGAATATTGCCACTACCATTACGATGTATGGCGTTACGAGATAGCCCTCGTAGAAAAGGCATAATAACAAAAGTCCCTATATTGGTAAAACGATATGGGGGCTTTGTTTTGTTGTGTAATAAGAAAAATATAACAATAAAGCTAAAAATAATGCGCAAAAGTTTTGGCTATTCAAATAAAAGTAGTACCTTTGCATTGTGTTAAGATTGACACGGCCGACTAAGCGGGTACTTAGAAATTTAAAAATAAAAAATATATGAACACTTACCACGTAACTTATAGCTATAAGCACAATAACAGAGTATTTGTTGTTGATTGCGATGTTGAAGAGGTACACAAAGCAGATATTAAGCGCGGCGATACCATTCTATCAGATAATGGCGACACAAAAACGATAGACAGGCAAGATATATCGTTTGATAGTTTTGTAGGCCGCTGTATATGTGGCGATAGCTACAAGCTGGGCAAAAGATTGATTAAGCGAGTGACAAACCTTAAAATGGGGACACCGACACAATTTGGATATTAACCCAAAGAAGAACGTTACTATCCGCCCGTTGTCAATAATAACAGGGCGGATAGTTTGGCCACAAAACTAAAATTACACATACACAAATGCGAATATATAAAGATAGATTTTTAAGGGCGTTAGCCAACCGAGCGAAATGCCCTTACTATGTAGCAAATGAAAGAATATGCGACTACTTATTATACACAGGCGCAATTAGCTACGAATATTTAAAAGGGAGAAAAATAAAGGATAATATCGCCGAAAACACCCCTTTTATTTTGGTTTGTGGAGTTTTCAAAGAAATAGGCATAAGTAAGCCTACTTGTGAGGACTTTGCAAATTTGATGCAGTGTACAATTATGGGCGATAGTATATGCCCCGAATGTGGCGGCGATTGCGATGTGATTGATGGCGAATACAAATCGAGTCAATTCGACCGCGACACAGAACCCGAAATTACCACAAAATGGGAGTTGTATGAGTGTCGTGATTGTGGTTGTAAATTTTATAAATAAAAAATATATGGAAAGGAAAGATTTTTATTTGAAAAAAGCCTTTATTAAGGCTGAAATGAATGGTAAAAAGGTTTTCAAGAAAGACCTTGCCGCCAAGTTGTGGCCGAAAGGCACACCATCATCGCAACAGGTGAATATGACCAAGTTACTAAGCGGCCGTATATGCTACATTGCCCCCGAATGGGTAAAAATAATCTGCGAGGAACTGGAATGTACTGCGGATTTTCTCTTTGGATTGAGCGATGAATAAGTACTTTAAGAAAGTGTGTGATGTGGTGTGCGGCGCGCACCAATTGCAGATAATAAGGCGCACCTTGTATGTACTCATTACATTATGTGTGTTGTTATCGCCGCTTAATGGCGGATTGCTCATATTGGCCGTAATTGGCTGTGTGGGTATGGCCTTTGTAAATTCAGAAATTGACGAACAAGACAAAAACGAATAAAAGATGAAACAAAAAGAAAATATGCCCAATATGATGGGCGCAATAAGTGGACAAGGCGAGCAGTTTGCGCCGTTCGCCGAGGTCGAGCAAGAAAAAAGCCAAGTGGTTGAATTGCTGCAAGGCGTTACAAGCGAGGAAATAAAGAGTATCTTCTTTGACAAGGACGCACTTGTCGAGCCGCCTTATAGGGTATTCCAACTTAATAGTAATGGGCATCGTTACTATTATCGCTTTAATGAAGATGGCGAACCGCAATTTTATCCGAGCGTTACCACCATTCTTAGCCAAACAATGCCTAATAATCCATATTTAACGAAGTGGATAGCAGACAAAGGTTTTGACGAGGCAGAGCGATACAAGATGGAGCGCGCCAATTACGGCACTTTCATGCACGCTCAATTTGAAAAGCTGCTTATTCAACGCACATACGATTTGGACGGCTTGAAAGATGAGTTGCGCGAATATATCGAATACAATCGCCTGCCCGATGATTTCATACATTATACAGATGAGTTGAAAAAAGATGTGTTGGCATTTGCTCAATTCGTACTTGATTACGATGTTAGGCCGCTAGCCGTTGAGATTGCGCTCGTACATCCAATATATAACTATGCCGGCATGATTGATTTGCCTTGCACGATGGCCGCGGCAAAAGGCAGTGACAAGCGAATAACGGCAATAGTTGACTTTAAGAGCGGCCGTAAAGGCTTTTACCCTGATTACGAAGTACAATTGCATTTGTATAAAATGATGTGGGAGGTTAATTTTGAAAAGCATCCAATAGATAAGGTGTTTAATTTCGCGCCGAAAGATTGGCGCAAATTCCCCACATATCACTTAAAAGACCAAACGGACAGCGTTGAGAAATTTAAGATACCGCATTTGTTGGGGCTGGCCGAAATTGAGGACAAAAAGCGCGACAACACATTTGTAGCGTGCAGCGGCGTTGTTTCGCTCGATACTAACGACTTGACGAGCAATGTTATTAGTTTATCGCTTTCGGAATTGATAAAAACAAAGGCTAACAAGGATGATAAGCCGAACGATGATAAGGCAATTTCGGAGAGTGATGTTATTGCAGAAGATACAGAGAATGAACGAAATGTGTTAAATTCAGAACGCCAAACGTTAAATTCGGCACAAAAACAAGCCGAAAATAACGAAAGTGAGAGAATAAGCACAAGTTTGGAACTTAATTTAAGCGATATGTAATTATGGATGGACGAATAAAACGGCCTAGCCCCGATAAGGGGTTAGCCTTGCCAAGAATAGGCTCTTTACATGTGGGCAAAAAAGTTGTTGGGCGAAACGGCAAAGAATATCCGACAAGCACCGATTACTTTATACCAAGTGGCAAGTATGCGGCTTTGTTTACAAAGGCGTTTGGCGAAAAGCCGTCAACGATACAGATTGTTTTCCCCGACAATTCGCCCGAAAAGGTGTGCGCCGAACGTTACGAATATAGGGACGATGCAGGCGGATTAGTAGCCTATGGCGATGGCCAAGCATTCAATGTTTGGAACGGACAAAAATACGTGACTTACCAAATAGCAGACTATCCCGACTTGATGGGAGGTATTGCAAGAAAATACCCAAATCGAGCCGCACGCGCGGGGTTTGATGGGTGGAACGTAATTTTAACGCTAACGTTCGTTATCCCATCCGTGCGCGGCGTGGCTGGCGTGTGGACTTTCACGACAAAGGGCGCGGCGAGTAGCATTCCACAAGTACGAAATACATTTGATGCAATTCTGCAAGAAAAAGGCTTTGTGCGTGGGATAATCTTTGACTTAAACGTGAAATTCGCCACATCGCAAAAGCCTAACAACAATAGCCGTTATCCGGTCGTTTCGCTTGTGCCGAACGAAAGCGAGGACAATGTGGCATTAGTTAAGCAGGCATTTCTGCCAATAAATGCGCCAATTTTAAAGGCTGAATGAAAATAATTTGTAGAAATGCTTGTAAGGTAGGATATTATTTACTATCTTTGCAAACATTAAGACGATAAACTTCCTTCATGTGGCCACTCCACTTAGTTTTGTTTCATCTTTTCTGGGTGGGTGGCCTTTTTAAAATGAAAGAATTAGCTTATGCCATCACAATAAGCGAAAATATATTGCAATGCAACTCGACCCCTATCTTCAAAGTGTGTGATGGCCTTTGTTGATGGGGGTCTTTTTTAGAAGTTATGGAACAAAATCACTTAATTATCCGCCATAATAGCGGCGGTAACTTTACCATCCTAAACAATGAGATTTTGCAAGACACAAACATGACGTTTTTTGCAAAAGGTCTTTTATGCTACTTGTTAAGTCTGCCAAAAGATTGGCAGGTGAGTGTAGCGCAAGTGGCCGACAAGTTCGGTGAAAAGGAATGCCGTATTTTAAGGGCATTTCGCGAGTTAATTGACCTAGGTTATTGTATGCGCAAAGCATACCATGAGAATGGCCGTTTAAAGGGTCAAAGGTACTATGTTAGCGATGTGGCTGGTGTGTTTGGCGAAATTGATAGAAAGCCAAAAGAACAAAGTCTTTTTGACGAGAATACAGCCCCCCAAAAAAATGGGGGTACTGAATGCACAGCCCCTCCAAAAAACACGCCCACTGAAAATACAGCCCCAACGAAAAAAGGGGGGGCAAATACAAATAATAATAGTATAGATACAAAGAACTATTATAATAAGAACAAAAAAACGCTTTTTTCCGAAAATTCGGTTTTGGCGAATATTGATTTTGTCTTGGATAAATTCGCAGGCGAGGAATACAAAGAGGTCGATATGGCATACTATTACTATGCGGTGCGAGATTGGAGCGATAGTAGCAATACCAAGCGCACGGAGAATGGATGGATAGCCACAATTAGGAATTTTATTCGCATGGATATTGAGCGCAATAAGTTACACAAGAAAGCGCAATATAGGGCGGATGCCGTTATAGCAGATGAGGCTCTTCAATTCTTAAAGATGTAGTGCGTATGAATGATATTGTTATAAGTAAGAATTTGCCCGAAACACGCAAAAGCGTGGCCTTAATGGTTCAAAAGCCAAAGGCAGGCCAAAAGGCTATCGAGGTGCGCAGGGCATTGGCAGAATTGCCCGAAACCCTTTCGGGGCTTTCGGAACAAGAACGTGAGATTTTTTCGGCAAGCATAAAAAAGCAGATTGGCGAGTATGACAATGCGCTCGAATTGGCGGCCTATATTAAGCCTTTGTTTAAGTACATTGCTAAGGATGTAGGATATAATATACCAAGTAGAGAAGAGGAATGGCAATACATTCAAACGCGCATTTTGGACGTTTTGCGAAAATACTTTGCCAAATTCACATTGAACGATATTAAGCTAGCATTTGAGTTGACCGCATTAGGCGAACTAGATGTTTTTTTGCCAAAAAACAAAGACGGCAAAGCGGATAGGGGGCATTACCAAAATTTCAACGCGGAGTATTTCTCGAAAATTCTGCACGCGTATCAAGAAAAGCAAGGGTGCGTTTTTGAAAAGGTGTTTAAAAACACTTCTACAATTGCCATTGCCGATAACTCTGCCAAAGTGGCACAAAACAAGTTCCGTAAGCTGCTTGTGTATGCGTTCTATCATTACAAGTATCGTGGTTACATGCTTGAATTGAGCGCGCCACAGCAAATAATGCTATATAGCATATTGCACAATCTAGGATTTATCACGGCCATATTGTCTGATGATGATTTGAAGAGGTCAATGGCAGAAGTGCGCAAGCAAATTGCAATGAACATAATAAAGCCCTTTCAGGCAGGAATTATTAAGGCTAGGGGCGTGGAGCATGATGCTGTTAAAGCTGGGGCGGTCAAATTCGCACAATATAGGGCAATAGTTGAATGCTTTGACGAGTTATTAAGTAACGAAATTCAAATAACTGATTACATACTTTTAGAGCAATGAAAGTAAATTGGAGATTACAAGATACTATTTTCACCAAAAATAAAGGTAAGGTTTTTTCTTGCTTTGCTTGTGGGGGGGGGGAGTACAATGGGCTATAAACTAGCGGGTTACGATGTTATTGGCTGCAATGAAATTGACAAAAAGCTAATGGCAATGTACATTGAAAATCATTCGCCAAAGTATAGCTTTTTAGAGCCAATTCAGACGTTAAAGAATAGAAACGACTTGCCTAGTGAGTTGTATAACTTAGATATTCTAGACGGCTCACCGCCTTGCAGTACATTCTCGATGGCAGGCCAAAGGGAAAAGAATTGGGGCAAGGCCAAGAAGTTTCGCGAGGGTCAAGAAGAGCAAGTTTTGGACACTTTATTTTTTGACTTTATCGAGTTGGCAAAAAAGTTACAGCCCAAAGTTGTGGTGGCCGAGAACGTAAGGGGGCTTTTGCTGGGCAATGCCAAAAAGTACATGCAAAGAATACATGAAGAGTTCGACAAGGCTGGTTATTATTGCCAATATTTTTTACTAGATGCCGCAAAAATGGATGTACCTCAACATAGGCGGCGCGTGTTCTTTATATGCTTGCGAAAAGATTTGGCTGGCCAATTCCTTGCGGATGTCGATTTGTTCACAAAGATGCCAAAGTTAGATATGAACTTTAACGGCCGCGGCATACCATTCCAAGAAATAGAGGATAAGGGCAATATTGAATATCCTATATATCCAAGTTACAAGGAATGTTGGGATAAAAGAAAATGGGGAGATTATTCATTATCTCATGCCGCAGAGCGCGCAACGGGTGAGTATAAATACTTTTCCACCAATATTATTTATAATTTCGGCATATTGAGAACAATAACGACAAATAAAACGGCTAATGTATTGTATCACGAACCGCGCTTTTTAAATTCTGTTGAGGTTATTAGGGCATCCACATTTCCACAAGATTACAATTTCTGTGGTAACGATGTATTCTACACATGTGGCATGTGTGTGCCGCCATATATGATGTATCACATCGCAAAAAACATTTACAATCAATGGTTAAGTAAGTTATAGAATTATGGAGAAAAAGAATTTATCAATTAATTGTATCATTGCAATTGACCCCGGTGCAAGTAATGGGGGTATTTGTGTATTTCGCCCGAAAGAAATGCCAAAGTGCGTAAGGATGCCAAAGGATTTGCGCGACTTGCGCGATTTCATTGCCTATTACAAGGGGTTTACCAACCCAATTGTTTTTGTTGAAAAACTTAACGTGCGCGTTGACGATGCGGAGGAAAACAGAGGCAAATTGTTTCGTATTCAAACCATGCTAGCCAACTTCGAGCAGATAAAGGCCGTGTTAACTCTGCTCGATGTGCCTTATTGCCTTGTACATCCTATGAAGTGGCAAAGTAGGCTTAATCTTCGTAAGGTAGGCCGTTACGAGGAAAAAAGCGAACGGAAGAAACGCTACAAGGAGGTGGCACAAGACCTTTACAAGGGCGTTAAGGTTACGCTTTGGAATGCCGATGCGCTGTTAATTATGCACTTTGGCAGGGTCGTTTTAAGCAATGACTTAAATTGGCTGTTAGAGAATATACCACGTAATACACATAATAAGTTATTCTAGTATGGACAATAGGAGATTGACCCATGATGTAAGCCACTTCGACACGTTAACGCGCGAAACGCTGTGTTACATGTGCCGCAATATCATTGATAATAATGCGATGTATGATAATAGTATAATTTCGTTCGCCCAATTCCTAGACAAGGTGCGCCAATTACGACACACACAGCGGCGCGCGGCTAGAAATGCGGAGTTGGAGAAGAAAAAAGAGTGTCAAGAAATGGAGTTGGATGCCATTTTAAACCGCTTTTTCAACGCACAACTAACTATTTTCAATGCAAAATGCGATTTTCTCGAAAAATAATGCTTAAAAATTTTGGCGGGTTGAAAATTATTAGTAACTTTGCATTGTGATTAATAAACAACACGACTGGCACGGCAGTTTCCGTGAAACATTTTAAAACTAAAAAAGATGAAGAATTTAGTAATTGTTGAGAGAATTAACGCTACTACAAGCAAGGAAGTAAAAACGCAAGTTGTAGACCAGTTGAAGAACTGGGGCTACAATGTAGTAGCCGACAAGGATGCCGCAAGAGATTTTTTCCTTGCCGAATTTGGCAAGGATATGAGTACAGAAGTTGCTCAAGAATTTGCCATTGACGGCGAAGTTAACTATGGCTATCAGACAACAATATATGTGACGATTAAGGCACATTATTGCGATAGCGGTTCAGACGATTACCTCTATACAATAGAGATTACCGAGGACTAAAATTATATACCTCACGGCAAAAGCCGTGGGGTATAACTATTTGTAATTATGAGCAAGGATATTGCGAAAAGGCACACAATGCCAAGGGAGGAATTGGAAAGGCTGTATAAGATGCTTGACAACTTTCAAGCAGACTTAACACCCGATGAGGCCAATCAAACAAGGGATGCCTTTGTGTGCGTTTTCTCACAAATTCACAAAAGAATTATAAACCTTTAAAATAAAAAAAGATGTATATTAAGAAATTAGAATTGTTGAACTTTCAAGTTATAAAAGAGTTCAACGCAGATTTTGAGGGTAATGTGTATTTCATTACCGGAGATAATGAGTTAGGCAAATCAACTTTGTTGAAAGCTATTGGCGCACTGCTTACAGGCGAGCGCGATGCAGTTTTGCGCAAGGGCGAAGAAAAGGGCTTTGCCAAGATGGTTGTTGGCGATGATGGCAAAGAGTACGAAGTTAGTTTGAAGTTTACCAAGGCCAACCCACGCGGAGTTTTGTCAATCAAAGGCGAAAAACTACAAAGTAGCAATGTGTCTATGCTGCAAGAGTTGTTTGGTTACCAAAACTTCGATGCCGTGGAGTTCTGCTCGTGGAGCGAAACAGCCGATGGGCGGCGCAAACAAATCGAGGTTGTGAAAGGGCTTTTGCCCAAAAAAGTACAAGACCGCATTAACGAAATAGATGCGGATGTTAAGGCCAAAAAGGCAGGACGTACCGATTTGAACCGCGATATTAAGTTGCTTTCGGCGCAAGTTAAGGCGAGCAAACAAGGGCTTGAGGTCGGTGACGAAAAGAAATACACCACGCGTTTAGACGTGTCGGACTTGCTCAAAGTTCAGCAAGAACAGGCTCAAAACGATGCAAAGGCAACACTGGTGCGCAGTAAGTTGCAGGAAAGAGTAGACCAATTAGCCGCTATTCCTCAAAAAATCGAGGGTGCAAAAGCCAAGTATGAGCAAACAAAAGCGGCTATCGAAGATGAGTTGAGAATAGCGCAAGAACGCTTTAACCAACTAAAACAAGAATTGGACAAGCGCAATAGCATGGCATTTGAAGAATTTGAAAACGCTCAAAAGGAAATTGCCGCCGAGAAAGCAGATGCCGAGGAGCGCAAGGCCAATTGTGAAAGTTGGCTTAAAGATTACGAAAGCACCATCAGGACTGCGGCCAACACTGATGCGATAGCACAAGCACAAGCACATAACGAGAAGTGCGCTATCGTTGAGGACTATCTTAAGCGAAAGGCCGAACTAGACAAGGTGCAGGCTAATTTTGACGATTTGGGCGGAGAAGTAGAGAAGTTGCAGGCCGAGCGCGCCGAGATAATTGAGAACGCGAACTTACCAATTAGCGGCCTTTCATTCACAGAAGACGGCTTAACGCTCAATAATATGCCATTTATGGACGGCGTTGTGAGCGATAGCCAAAAGATGGAAGTGGCCGCCAAATTGATAATTGCCGCCAACCCAACGGTTAAGGTATTCAGGATTGCGCGCGGTGAAAGCCTAGGCGCAAAGCGTTTAAAGACTATCCTAGACGTTGCGAAAGCAAATGGTTTCCAAGGCTTTATAGAGAATGTAAAGCGCGGACAGGAAACAATGCAGGTTGAAGAATACACGGAAAATTAGTTATTTTGGGTGGGGTGAAATTCCCCACCCATATAAAAAGATGAAACAAAATGGAAATACAGAAAACGACAGATTACAAGCTGTTTAAGAAATTAGATGGCAACCGCGATGTTAAGAGAACAAACGCGCTTGTGAAGTCAATACAGGAATTTGACTTAACAATGTATTCGCCAATCATTGTAAGTGAAGATTTCAGAATAATTGACGGCCAACATAGGTTTGTTGCATGCCGAGAATTAGGTCTACCAATTTATTTTGTTGTTATGCGAAACGAAAATATCGAAAAGGCAATGATTGTCTTAAACAAATGTCAATCGCAGTGGCGTAATGGTGAGTTTTTCCAATATAGCGTACAGAAAAAAGGTGGTGCTTATGTAGAATTGAAAGAATATATCAATAAGAATAAGATATATTTGTCTAACGCGGTTATTTTGTTTCCGCAAAAGCCGTTTGAAACAAAAAAAGTACGTGATGCTAATTTTGTCTTTGAGAAATATTCAAGGTGTGACGAATTGACAGAATTTTATTTAAGCCCCGAATTTAAGATTTTGCCATTTTGGGCATCAAAGCCATTTGTTAGGGCTATACGCGCTTTCTTTGAAAAATCAGACAAAAAGCAACTGGATAAGCTGAAAAGAAAGGCTTTGGCAATACCTCAATGTGCGAATAACGTACAATATATTACAGCATTTGAAAATCTTGTGAGAATGAGAAGATAAACAATTTAATCGCAAATATTATGGTGAGCAAAAGAAAGGCTAAGAAGATAGCAGTTAATACAATTGTTGTGAAAAAGCAAAAGCCAGTAAAAGAAATGTCCGTTAAAGAGTTGCTTTTAAGTTCTGAATTTAGGGCAAATGTTCAAAAACTTGTTTCTGAATTACAGAACGAGCGAAAGTTTAAAAACGGCCTTGTAAACACTAGTCCAAAAAGGCATCCAATCGACTATTTGAATTTAGATGTAAATTATCTGATTACAGAATATTCGGCAATTCTTAACAAGAAAAGCCAATTATCTAGCAATTCACGTGAGTTTATCAAGGCTGTTTGTGAGCATTCGGCAAGAAAAACAATCAAGCAATTACAAGAAAATGAAACCGCGAGAGAAGTCCGCCACGGGGATAATTAACGATGCCGGCAAACTCTCCATGTACATGGGCGAGTTAAACGAGTTCTTTAAACAGCACAAGGGCGAGCGAGTTATAGCACGCTTTTTTGTCGCGCCAAAACAAAGTAGTGCCGCATTGGTTGGATATTATTATAATTACGTAGTGCCTACAATTCGGCAAGGCATGGCGGAGTTAGGTGAGCGCAAGACAGACGAGCAAACGGAATTGTTTTTGCGCGAAATTAGCCCAATTATGCAAGTCGAAAACGTTGATTTGTCAACATGTGCGTATAACACTACACTGAAAGAAATTCGGAGGTGTTCAAATGCTGAATTGGTAGAGCATATCGAGTTTTTAAAGCAATTTGCCGCCGAAAACCTAAACGTGTTCATTGAAGAACCAAATTTGTTGTAATTATGAAAATAGAAAATCATAAAAAGGCAGGTTATTTGTGTGAAATGTACGAGAAAGCAAAACTAGAAAACGAGTTTTTGCGCGACAATTTCACACTGAAAATACTTATGGGTACTACACAAATTCAAGTTTCTGACGAGTTTTTGAGAAAATTGCGTAACGACTTAATTGAAGAAAATAGAAAAAAGCGCGAGGAATTGCGTAAACAAATAGAAGATTTGTAACATGTTTTGCAAGTGTGGCCAAAAGCCTAGATTTTACCCATTAAGTAGTTGGCGCATAAACCACTATCGTTATACGCCGAAAGGGTTTAGTCGCGTTAAGTGCCTAAAATGTGGGTGCGAATGGCTCACACGCAAGGCTTACACAAAGTATATTAAGAATTTAGATTTAACTTTCAAATTTTAAAAAGATGGAATACAAAATTAAAGATGTGTTGTTTTTTGACGTGGAAACAACGGGAGTACCCGAAAAGGGGTTGAAGTGGGATGTCGATTTCGACAAATTCCCCTTTGTCGTTCAATTTGCATGGCAGAAAGATGGAGTGTTGAAAAGGCACTTAATCAAGCCAATTACGCCCAAAGGAATAGCCTTTGAAATCCCAAAGGAAACGACCGAAATACATGGTGTATCGACAGAATTGGCAATGCGCGAGGGGCGTTTGTTTGAGGACGTTGTGCAGGAATTTGTACAGGATTGTACAGCATCGCCGCTTATCTGTGCGCACAACATCTACTTTGACACCTCAATAATCAAAGCAAACATCATGCGCTATCTAGGTAAGGAGTACTATGATAGCAAGGTGGAGGCCGCTCTATTTAAGGGCAAACGTATTGACACTATGTGGAAGACAATGAAGTTTGTTGGTGCTACATTTCCAAATAGCAGCCGAACGAAATTGCCAACACTGGAAGAACTTTACGCACGTTGTTTTGACGGCAAAAAGTTCGGCGCACACGATGCAGGTGAGGACGTCAAGGCACTAGCAGAGTGTTTGCCGATAATTGTAGAATTGGGCTTTGTCAAACTCGAACAAAAGGAATACAATGAGGACGGCACGCAGAAAAAGAGCGATACAAAAAAGTCTTCGAGTATTCCAAAAACAAAAATCGTAAAGGCAAAAGGACTTTTTGACGATGCGGACAAGAATGCAAAAGAGGTCGTTTCGAGTTCTGAAAATGTGACAGAAGAAAAGCCAAAAAATCCACTTTTACAAGGTGAAAAATTATGGGGGGAGGACAAATTTTAATGGAGTTCATTGTTCATGCCGCTTTTGTGTTCATTCTCCTTGTAATGGCTATTATCGCTTGTGCATTATTCTGCATTATGGTTGATATGGTCAAAAAAAATAAGGGCCAGTGATTTTAAACATATTAAAAAATAAAAAACATGGAAAAAGAAAACAAAAAGCCAATTCTGAGTAAAAAGGCGTTCACTTTGTCAAAGGCTAAGTTAGCAAGTGGTGGCGGCCTAGACGTGCATTATGAAGTCTTGGAGAAAGAGGGTGATGAACATTATCTTAACAAACATCATGATGAGTGTGCGCAGGACGTTCACCCAAAGCTTAGTAAGTTGTTCCAAGAATTACGTCCAATAGTCGGCCGAATATTCAACATTACTAGCTTTAAAACTCTGATGGAAACGGAGGAGTTTGGCGCAAGTGATGAACAAAAAATGTTAGGTGAGGACTTTGCGCAAGAATGCCTAGACAAAATAGAAGTGCGCGGAATTTCACTAAGTGGGAAAGAGGACAAAGTAGGCGTTGTTATCACATCTGTTTATGAGGTTGCAAATGGCCAAAAAGTGGCCATTAATACGCCACGACTTCGTTTGGGTTATGAAATGTGGGGTTTCGAGGAAGAACTCGAAAACATCGTTTACGGAATTGAAAACGAGGTTTATGAGTTCATTTTTATGGGCAAAAAGGCCGAATTATCCCTATTTGGTGAAGACCAAGGAGAGGACGGACAAGGCGACCAAACAGAAGATGACAACGATTAATCACATTGGCGGAGCATTGCGCTCCGCCTTTATCTTATAAATATGGCCATACTAATAGAAGATGTAGCGTGTTATCTGTACGCGCGCGATAAAGGCTTTGAGCCACTTATCGACAAACGATTTGAAATGCCTATAAGTGTGCGTGTGGATATACAGCGGCATTTATTTGGCCGTGGCCACTCAATGGCCAAGAATGAAAAGTTTTATCGCTATTGTTGGCGAATATATCCGCACATCTGCCAAGAATGCTTGCGGCCGCTTGGCAATTATTCGGCCGTATATATATCACACATACGCACGCGCGGAGCATATCCCGAAATGGCACACGATGTTAGGAATGTGAATGTACTTTGTTTCAAGCATCATAACCAGTGGGAAACGGGCGAAAGGCAGGCTATGCGCATATATCCGCGCAACGTTATGACCATCGAGCAGCTTACACGGGAGTATCGAGAGTTTTGGCGGCCTTAGATATGCTTAATTGTTATAGAATGTAAACAAATAGTGTTTTTGCGGTATTTCTGTTAACGAAATCCAAAATAAAGATATTTATTTGTTTTTTGCTTGCAGGTTTCAAATATACTTTGTACCTTTGCATTGTGATTAAGAAACACACATACAAAACTTGTTTCAAGGTCACGCAACAAACTTGCCAAAGTATAAATGGTTTCTGAAAGTCGATGCAGGGACAGAAGAGTAAAAAAACAAAGAAGCCTAAGCCCTTGGTGGTATGGTGAGCGGTCTGCATAACTCCTACCAACGCAAAACATCGTATGCGCGTTGATGTTAGCCCGAAAGGGTGCGGTTGAAAGCCTGAAAAGATAACCGCTTAAAATGGCTGATGCCCTTGGAGTTGGGGCGTGGAACTCACCACGCGCTAAAAAAGAGGAACTTCGCACATGCGGACAATAGCCTGTAAAGTTGGGGTGTTCAAAAAATCCGTAGAGTACGCATTTATGCGTAAGTACCCACTTAATCTAGGCATGGCACTTGTAACCTTTTAGGTATGCAAGAGTGGTTGGGGAGATAATGTGAGTGAACCCCCGTAGAACTCTACTCAATAAGCGTTGAATGCGCGCGATTTAGCACTTATCCATAGTGCAGCATCAAGGAGGACGCTCCTTGCGCAGGTCAGCAATGCGCTGAAAGCTGAAATCCGCAACGGTGGCCAACCATGAAAGCTAGTGGTTTGGCGCTAAGCAAGCGGCAAAGGGCAAGCCCACGGCTTGGGCTAAGCGAATGCCCCGCGCGGTGTTTTTAGTGTTTTTGACACCGCATTTTTTATTTTTCTAAAAAGATGGAGGAACTAACTATGACGAACTTTCTGAACTTTAAGGCGGCAAAAAATTCCGACCTTTGGTGGCTTTGCCTAGCAGATGCCGCAGGCGGCATTCTCGATGAGAGGGATAGTTGGTTGGCAGTAATTGATGTAAGGGTTGGGCGTAATCTTACGGCCTGTGGCCATAAGTTCCGCATGCCCAGTTTTGACAATTTAAGCCGCGGATGGGTACGCAGAAATGTACCATAAAATATATTACAAAAAAGGCCAATGGCGCGAGCCTTAACCAATCCGCGCCATAATTTTTAAATTTCAAAAAAGATGAAGAAGTATATTAGCAATGCTTTCTCTTTGCAAATGCTAGACACTAGCAAGGAGTTGAACGTAAGAGTTACCCCAATCAGTGGGGAGGAGTTTGATGGTGTTAAGACCTTGGCAACATCCGCCGTGGGTCACCCCGATACCGCGGCCGTTTTGGGCGTTCCTTTCAATAGGATGAGCCTAAAATTAGAGCAAGGTGATGAGTTGTTTGTTGCCCAGCTTATTGGCGGCCGTCTGCCAGAGGGATGCACCGAACTGCCACAAGGCTTTAAGTTCACCTACTTAAAGGTGACACTAGTCTAACATATACCACTAGCTTAGCGGCTAGTGGTTTTGTAGTATCTAAAAAAATGAATATGGAAAATAAAAGAGGTGGTGCGCGTAAGCACGCAGGTAGAAAAAAGTTGGGCAAAACCTCGATAATGGTTTATCTTTCGCCCGAAAACGCCGAGTTTGTGCGAGAAATGGCAGAAAAATATTACAAAACGCTTTCTAGTACGGTAGAAGAGTTCATTGTTCAAGCGAGAGAAAGGGCAAGAAATGAGGGTTAACAAACCTAATTACGCCGAAATATCAAGGCGTAGCGTTCGCGCGGACTTCGCGCCGCGTAAATTCCAACGTGAAATAAGAAAGGAAAGGCCGCAAAGTGGGGATGTACGCAGAATTGTGTTTGTTAATCCAAATAGCGGCTATTTCAAGTACAAAAACTTACTTCTAGGCAAACAAGTGCGCTTACTTCGCGAGGCCATTCTTGGCGGTTGGTTTTGTGAGTTTCTAAACGACCACGACCGCAAGGCCGCCAATGATGCAGCAGGGTGGAGCAATGAAAAAAAAGAATACTTGTTTGATGGGGTGAAATTCAAATAAAATGAGTGACAAGTTAATTGAAAACATCTTTGGGCTTATCGCCTTTATTGTGGTTTTCGTTGTGTATTACCTAACAATTCGCGAAAAATGAAAGCTGAAAAAGGTTACAAATTGGTATTTTGGGGTTTCGTTTTATTGACCCTTTTTTGTTACATCTACACACTAGTAGATGTTGTTCGTTCAATCTTTAAAATATTCTGATTATGGCAATCAACAAAGTTATATTACTAGGTAATGTAGGCAATGCGCCTAAAATGTACACTTTTGACGATGGCAGAAAAGCCGCGCAAATATCATTGGCCACGTCAACGCCCGAATACACAAAAAAAGACGGCACAAAGGTGAATGGCGTGACAGAGTGGCACAATGTGGTATTATACATGCCACTGGCCGAAATCGTAGAGAAGTACGTTCATAAGGGCAATAAACTATATATCGAGGGGCGAAACCATTACAGAGAGTACGAGGAGAATGGCGTTAAGCGATACTTTACGGAGATTATTACCAATAGTTTGGAGTTGTTAACGCCGAAACCAAAACAACCATCGCCAGAGCCATTCGCAGCGGCCGCACCACAACAACAAGTACAAACGGCGCAAGTTCCACAAGCAGCACAACCAACGCAGCCGGCGCAAGGCAATTCAGATGATTTACCATTTTAAGTAAAAAAACATGCAAATCGACCCTAAAAAATATGATGCTGCAAAACACGAGAAATATCGTGCGTTAAGTGTCAAGCAGCCGTTTGCCGATGATTTAGTTAACATCGCCTATGAAGACGATGCAGGCAACTCTTATGGGTACAAAAGTATTGAAGTACGTAGCAGATGCACATCTTACAGAGGTAAATTACTGATTTGTAGCAGCCAATCGCCAAAAATTCCAAACATGCAAAGTGGCTGTGCGCTTGGATTTGTTGAGGTGTACGGCGTTAAGCGTGTAGAAGACTTTACGGACGAAGATTGGGACAAGACACGAATACCACACGCACGCCGCTCTGAAATAAAAAGCGGCTGGGGGTGGCTTGTGCGAAACCCCAAACGGGTTGTAGAGTTGCCAATAAAAGGGCAATTGGGTATTTTTAATATCGTTTTTGAAAAGGGCGATATTGTCGAATATCCACAATTTTGCAAAGTCGATAAAGAAGATTTTGAATTACTCAACAAATAAAAAAAAAGATGGAAAACGAATTAAAGAAAATAGAAAGCGGAATAAAAGAACTTATGGCGGCCGTTGAAAGGCAGCGTAATGAGTTGAACAAGTCCGCTAGTGTTAGGCGCACAAAGATGTCGCGCGATGAGAAAAAAGTAAGGGAGCAATTGTTTTCGTGCAAGACTTATTTGCGTTTCGCAAAAACAAGCATCGAGAACATACGCCAAAGTGTCCAATCAATCAAAGAAAACGTGTAGTTATGGAATTTGAAAAAATATATTACGGGCAAATAAGGGAGTGGTTGGCAAAGAACGAAAATAACAGCATTATTGTTATTGTCAACGAGTGCAAAGAAGACGGGAAAAGTGATATTTTTACATCAATTGAGGGGAACTCACATCCTCTAATTACCTCACTTGCCCAACATATTGACAAAAGCCAATCATTTAGGAAAATTCTAGGTGATGCGCAGTATCTGTGCGCCGAGGTGAAAAAGAGGGGTAAAGGAAACTAAACAATTACAGCAATGACAGAAAAAGAATACTTGCAAAAATCGGCAGAAATAGACAGGAAAAATAAAGCCCTGAAAATCGAACAAAATATACTAGATGAACTTTATATAAAAAGTTGTGCGCCTTATGCTGTTGGTACACAACTCGTTGTTCGCAAAAAGTACAATAGGAAGACTTTTGTTTGTTGGGTTGTTGGCTATCTCGTACAATACGACAAAATTGTAATGATTTACAACGATGTGAAAAAAGACGGCAACCGCTCAAAACGTCAGTATATGGACAATATTTATAACTTAGAAATGCGACTTTACGATGTTAATAAAGATAATTGGGCGCATGGGGTTGTGTTTTAGCGCAAAAAGAATTGGCAAAAACAAGATTGTAACGCCTTACATTTCCATTTCGGTTATTAACGGAATTGATATTTGTGTAGATGTGTGTCTAGGGGCATTATTTTGGCAAGCTTGCTTGCGTTTTATATGTCTTAAAAACTTTGATAAGTGAAAGAAAATCACTATATTTGCATGTAAATTAACGAGTAAAATAAAAAAGATGATAGAAAAGAATTGGTTAACTCTAAACGAGGAGAAAAATAAAGAAATTGCCACATTGCTCAGTAAGGTCTTTGGCAAGAATGTTGAAGAGTGTATGTGTGATTTTCAGTTAGCCTTTGAGAAATTCAGAGGAATGAAACTCGCTAATAGTTCTCATATCCGTCCAAATGGAGAGCCGCCTTATAGTCACAAGGATATAGAATGGGTGGCCGCAAGGGCTGTTGGCGTATTCTATCATATTGTTACTTTATGTGGGTTTGACTTTGCAAGATTGTTAACAAACGGCATCGAGCGCATAGAAAACAATATGTACAAACCAGGAAAAAGGCCAAGTAATAATATACTTAATTCCCAAAGCTATTGTTTGGAGTACGCCCAAAATGGGGTAATAGTCAAAGGCGAACAAACGAGAGAAGTTAACGTTTTCGAGTTTGAAGAAAGCATTTCAAAAGCCTTGTCTATTCGCAGTGTAAGAGAAAAGTTAGGCGCGCTCATCATGTCAGATATTGAATACATCGTTAACGAGGACGATGGAAAAAAGTATAAAGTTGAAGTTGTTATCAAGAAAGAAGATTGCTAGTTTATTAATTATTGTTTGTAGGATGGTAGAGCGCGTGAGCGTTCTGCCATTTTCGACAAAATTAAAAAAGCGTAAAATGGAGCGAAAAGACAACATACAGCCAACCAATACGGAATATAGTCGCGTAAACAATGAGTTACGCGACAAGCTATCGCATGGTGAAGACAATGAGGAGTATAACGAGTTTGTAGACAAATTCAAGAAAAAGAGGACTTCGGACGATTGTTATACGCCTACTAACGTATTTGAGGCCATTGTCGATTGGTGCGAAAAGGAATATAACATTGACCGAAACAAGATTGTGCGGCCATTCTATCCGAATGGAGATTATAAAACATTCCAATATGGAAAGGATTGTATAGTTTTGGATAATCCGCCATTCTCGATTTTGGCGGAAATTGTGCGTTTTTACGTTGAAAACAACATAAAGTTCTTTTTGTTCGCTCCATCATTGACTTTGTTCAACTCGTGTACGACTTGCACGGCCGTATGTGTAGGTGCTGAAATAATCTACGAGAACAAAGCCAATATCAACACATCATTTGTTACCAATCTGAACGGCAAAACGCGGTTGAGGTCTGCACCTAGCCTTTACCAAGCGATAAAGAGGGCTAACGAGGAAAACCAAGGAAAGAAAAGACCAACGCCAAAGTACAAATATCCCGCGCATGTGGTTACGGCCGCTAGCATATCGTACTTATCTAAGTACGGCATAGAGTTCAGCGCGGACGAGTTGGAAACGCATAGGATAGCCGCACTAGACGAACAAAGAAAGGCAAAGAAGACGATTTTTGGAAGTGGCTATTTGCTTTGCAGCGAAAAGGCGCAAGAAAACGAAATATCAAGACGTTTAGCCGAGATAAATTCAGATATGAGGATATGGAATTTATCAGAGAGTGAAATAAAGATGATAGAGGAACTAGACAGAGGACACGCAGAGTTATTGAGAATTAGGCGTGACGAGTTCAGACAGATGGGGCAAGAATGGTCTAACATAGGTCTGAATTATACATAAACAATTAAGTAACAAGGGGTTAGTTATGAAATATACGAAAGAAGTAAAGAAAATTATCTTTGATGCAATAGCCGCAGGCGACTCGCATGTGCAGGCATGTGTAAAGGCAGGCATTAAAGAACAAACTTTTTATCAGTGGCGGACACAAAAAAATGAGTTTGCAGAGCTTGTAAAGAAAGCTCATGAAAAGCATAAAGAAAGTTTGGAGTACAAACTAGAAAATGCTTTGTGGAAAAAAGCAACTGGTTACGTTGAAACAGAAACAGAAACAGAATATGCACAAGACAAAAACGGCAATATCATTGTTAAGCGTAGGAAAGTGCGCGAAAAGCATTACTCGCCCGATACGGCCGCGCTTATATTCGCCTTATGTAACATTGCTCCACAGAAGTGGAAGAACATGAGGAGTATACAAAGTGAGGATATTACGGACAGACCGCAAGAAGATTTGACCGAATACCACTTTGAGGGCATTTCGGACGATATATTGTGTAACATTGCCGATGCCTTGCAGGATGCTAGGGCGGAGGAAGACAATAACAAGAAATAAGGGGGCTTTTTCAATGGTAAAAGGATTTCGGATAACACCAAAGGGGAGAGCAAAAGCCGAAAAGGCGGTGCAGCTATGCAGAGAGTGCGCACACGCTACATGGGTAATGAAGTGGGCGCACATAGACTTAGAGGGCAACCCAATTTGTTTAACTTGCCCATATTCAAAGGCTTACATATTACGCAGAACAAACGCGCATGATTGTGAGCATTATGTCAAAGGCACGCCGAAAGTAGGTGAGAAAAGTTTTTAATTATTTTACAAACTCCCTTTATCTCCCCTTGGGGGCGACTGATACTAAGTTGTTGATAATCAGCGATAAGTATTTTTCGCCCCTTTTTGCTTAAAACTTTACAAAACATGGATAAAGACAAGCTAATAAGCACACTTCGTAATAATCCCGAATTATTCGTGATGGCCGCGGCACGTAAGCGGCTGCTTAACTTTGCGCGCTATATATGGCCAGATATGTCAATTGTAGAGTTTCATAGAAATTATTATCGTGTGTTGGACTTGTTCGCGCATGGTAAGATTAAGAAGTTAATAATACAAGCACCGCCACAGCATGGAAAGTCGCAAGGAAGTAGCCGCTTTTTGCCCTCATTCATATTTGGGCTAAACCCAAACAAGTTAGTTTGTATTGGCTCTTATTCTGCTACAATGGCACAAGACTTTAACCGCGATGTTCAAAAAATCATGGATAATGAGCGATATGCGCGATTGTTTCCACAAACATTCTTGTACGGCTCTAATGGTGCAGTTTCAACGCAGACGTACCTACGTAATAGCAGTACATTTGAAATCGTAAACCATAAAGGCTCATTGCGTGTAGTTGGCCGCGGTGGCGCATTGACTGGTAAGACGGTCGATGTAATGATACTCGATGACGTGTACAAGGACTATGCAGAGGGTAACAGCCCAATAGTACGCGATGCCGCGTGGAAGTGGTACACAACGGTTGTACGCACTCGTCTGCATAACGACAGCCAGCAGTTAATTGTTTTCACACGATGGAACAAAGACGATATTATAGGCAGGCTAGAAAAGAGTAAGGAGAAGATTATAGACGTTAAGAATTGGGCGGACTTAGACAATATACCAAGCGGCGCGTGGGTAAGAATAAACTACGAGGCCATTAAGACGGGTGAGCCGTCAGAGATAGACCAGCGTTCAGAAGATACGGCCTTATGGCCAGCGCGCCACAGCCTTGCCGCTCTGAAAGAGCAAAGAGCGTTAGACCCTGTGCAATTCCAATGCTTGCACCAAGGTAACCCAAGCAGCGCGGAGGGACTTTTATACCAGCCGTTCAAAACGTGGGTGAATAAGTCAGACTATGGCACATACATACGTAGTGGAAATTATACCGATGTGGCAGACGAGGGCAGCGACTTGTTATTTTCTGTATGTTATGATATTTATCTTTCGCCCAACAAAGCGTACAATGAACACACGGGAAATTTTGAACCGATATTGTTTGCGCTAATAACGGATATGGTGGCCACGGATGAGCCGACAGACGTCACAACAATAACTATCCCCGAAATGATTAACCGAAATGGCACGCAAAAGGCATGGATAGAAAGCAATAATGGAGGGTCACAATTTGAAAAGGTGGTAAGAACGAAAGTTAAGGCTATAACCGTACCCTTTCACCAATCGAATAACAAGGAAAGTCGTATCATAACAAGTTCGGCAATGGTTAATCAGAGCATTGTTATGCCATTTGGCTGGGAAACTCGCTATCCGACAATACACGAGGGGTTGACGGGTTTCTTGCGCAATTTCAAAGCAAACAAACACGATGATATAGCGGACGGCCTAACGGGCGTTTATGAAAAAGAAATTGCTACAAAGAACATACAGCCATATAACAGACAAACGCGCGGCGTGGTGCGGAGGAACTAGCCACAGGCGTTCAAATGGCAATTTGTTTGGCATTTCCTTTCATGTGTGAGAAAAAAAACGTATATTTGTCGAGTGAAACTCAATGGGTTAGAGTTTATCAGTTACAAGTTTCATAATTATTAATAATTAAACAAAAACGAATATGGCACGATTTTGTCAATGTCCGGGGCTAGCCGCTCTTAAATCAATCCCAAATGCGACTTGTTCGGAGGGTTTCGGACAAATCCAAAAAGTAATTTTTCAACGCTTGCGCCAAGATAACGGCAAGCCCAACGCGTTCACAACTGAAAAGCCTATCACCAAGTTGGCCAACTTAACGCCACTTCTTGCGGCCAATGACAGCACGAAAATAGTAGTTTCCCCTTATCTGCAAGCCCCAAGCGCAGAACCGGGAGCGGCACGCAAGTTCGGCGGTGGCAACGATACGTTGGGCGGCATTGAAATTACCATCGGCCGAGAGCCTACCACATTCACGTGTGTTATCCGCAATGCCCCTCAATCGCAGATTAAGGCGATGAAGTACCTTAGTTGCGAGACGGACGTTCAGAACCTAGGAGTATTCCTTGTAAACGAGGACGGCGCAATAGGTGCGATTAAGGATGCCAAAGGCGTGGTTACGCCAATCCCAATTTTTAATTTGTTCATAAGTGACAAAGGATTTGGCGGCTTTGAAAACCCCGACAGCAACAATGTTAGTTGGAGTTTCCTCCCCAATTGGAGCGATGATTTTGCAATTATCACGCCCGAAGACTACAACCCACTCACCGACTTAAAGAACGCGTAAGTATGGGATGCAAGGTTACGTTAATCGAGTTGTTCAACGACACTTTGGGCGTAACGCGAGAGTTTGAAGTAACGCACGCCGCTCGCCTGTTGGCAATGCCCAACAATGGCGGGTGGCGTTTGCCCGAAAAAAGTAATTACACATTCAACGGCCATGATATTGAGTTTAGACGAGATAAGGCAGATAATCGAGCAGCCAAAGAATAGGGACGCTATTGACAAGGCGCGCGCACAGCAAGAGCGGATTAAGTTCCACACTTGCACAAATGTAACGCCTAACCTTAATAGGCCGCTCTCTGACTTTTTGGGCATGGTTGGAAACTTGTTGCCAAAGGATAAGTTCCGCCAATTCAAACTAATGTTTCGCTTTCCAGTTAGAACAAACAGAACGGCAGGAACTATTTTTGATAAGTTAAGTCGTGTTTTTGATGGACGAAACCCCGCGTTTAACTACCAATTTACCGACACAAGCCTTAGAGAAGATTGGGAGAAGTACCGCACAGAGGTACTGAATGAGCCGAAAATTTGGGCAACGCGCGGATGGGATTATTTCAAAACCGAAATAAACTCTATTCTTGTAGTCGATATGCCACACGAGCCTAACAAGTCGGACGAGTTCGAGCAGCCTTATTTTTATTGGCTGACCATCGACAACGTTATAAGCTATCTAGCCAAGCCATGCGGACAAATGGAGTTTATTGCGTTCAAACAGCCAAACGACAGAATAGCGGTTATAGACGATGCTTATTATCGTGTCTATTCATACAAGGACGGTGTATTGTCTACAAGTCCTATCGTTGAGAAACCGCACGGCCTAGGCTATACGCCAGCAAGGTTTTTTTGGGGAGAGCCGCTGAACATTTCCAACCCCGATATTAAGAAAAGCCCCTTGTCGCTAGAATTGGAGTCGCTTGAATGGTTTTTGTTTTTCCATTTGTCAAAAAGGAATCTAGACTTGTATGGCGCATATCCGATATACAGCGGTTACGAAATGGAGTGCGATTTTCATAATGACGAGAGCGGGGAGCATTGCAGCGGCGGTTTTTTGAAAGATAAAAAAGATAATTATCTGTACGATGCTAACGGCCTATTGATGCGATGCCCGAAGTGTGGTGATAAGCGGATAGCGGGTGTTGGCTCATTTATCGAGATACCAATTCCACAGACAGGCGCAGCAGGGGAGGAACAACCCGATTTGCGCAATCCAATTCAGATGCTCACCGTTGACCGAAGTTCTTTGGATTATAACACAGAGGAAAGCGTAAGGTTAGAAACTGATATTGTTAAGGCATGTGTAGGCACAGACACCGAGGGGCTTATAAATTTGCAGGCTATCAACGAAAAGCAGGTTAACGCCAACTTTGAAAGTCAAACAACCATTCTGAACAACATTAAGAAAGGCTTTGAAGATGCGCAAAAGTGGGTTGACACAACAATTTGCCTACTCCGTTACAAAAAGGGCTTTTTGGGTGCAACGATAAGTTACGGCACAGAGTTCTACAATTTGAGCGCGAACGACTTGCGAAAGCAATACAAGGATGCCAAGGATAGCGGCGCAAGTGATGCCGAATTGGATGCCTTGCAAACTCAAATTTTGGAAACAGAATACCGCAATAACCCAGCAGAGTTAAAGCGAATGCTAATCTTACGAGAATTAGAGCCATACCCACACTTGACACTTTCAGAAGTGGCAGAATATCATGGTAAGGGCATTATTTCCAATGAAGATTTGGCAGTTAAGTTGAATTTCTCTAACTTTGTTAGAAAATTTGAAAGAGAGAACGCCAATATATTAGATTTTGGCAGTGAAATAGACTTTTACAAGAAAATAGATATTATTAAACAAACATTTAACGATTATGCAGGACAACAACAAAACCCCGCTTGACCAAATAGCGGAAAACTACCAAGTACAGGAGGGTACAGAACATCTGTACCACGTGGCTCTTTGGATGGAGGAGTACGACCGGGAAACAGGTAAGCCAGTCCATACGCCAACAACCGATGTGTTTGGCATTCAAACATTTGAAAGGAACGTGAGTAACTTTAAGAAGTTGGGTTACACTCTGAAAGTTCTGCACGACCCACGCGAGTTCTTGAAGAACCAAGCCAAGCAGGCGGCCGCGCGTGCAGAACAAGAAGAGCAAAACAAGATTGAACAAGTATTGCAAAAGCAGCGCGAGGAGTTCGATAAAACGCGCCAAGCGGATATTGAACAGGCTGTTAACAAGGCATTAGCCGAGCGCGACAAGCAGGCCGAGCAGTCTGAAAAGCCTAAAAAGCAAGACAAGTAAGAAGTTTACAAATTAATAACAAAGGGTAAGTTATAAATTATGGCATTAACGCAAGAAACGATTAAGGCTAACACCGAGTTAGCAGGCTTAACAGACCAGCAAGTTAGCGCATTGGTACAGATGAGCCAGAATGACGAAAACGATGTTATCGGCCGCCGAATTGGTGAGTTGTACAGAGGTATGGACGAAAGCATTGCAAGCGCAACGGGTATAGCGCGCAATGGCGATGAGAAAACTTACAACTACCTCAAGCGCGCCGCTTTGGAACTGAAAGCGAAAGCAGACGGAGCGGCAGTTCACCAAACTGAAATTGAAAATCCCAAAGCGGAAAAACAACGCTTAGAGGAGATTGTCGCAAAGGGTGGCGACAACAAGGAGGTTACGGCACAGCTAGAACGAGCAAAGGCAGATTTGGCCAACGTTCAGAAAGAGTTTGCCGAACTTAAAAAAACGAACGAAAGGCAAAAAGGCGACTTTGAAAAGCAGTTGCTTAACAATCGAATTGAGAATGAGCTGCGTAACGCAACCGCCAATTTGAAGTTTAAGGCCGAATTGCCCGAAAACGTCACAAAATTGATTGTCGCACAAACACTCGAAAAGGTTAAAGGGTTCAAACCTCAATTCGAGGATGATGGCAAGGGCGGTAAGGTGCTTACATTCCACAATGAAGACGGCAGTGTGATGCGTAATGCGGCTACCAACTTAATGCCTTATTCGGCCGCTGAACTGATAACGCGTGAATTGAACGAAATGAAAGTTTTGGACACGCAAACACAGGGCGGTAGCGGCACTAAGCCGACAGGGCAGGGCGGTGGCGCACCTATCAGCGTTTCGGGCGCAAAGACCCGTTCGGAGTTCATCGACCTAGCAGCACAGACACTAGCAGCGCAGGGCGTTGTACGTGGTTCAAAAGACTATTACGTACAGATGGACAAGATTTGCGGAGAAAGCGAGGAATACCAAGCTTTACCAGTTATTTAGTATTATTATTATTCGGGCAGTGGGTTAGCCTATTTTTCGTAACACATAAAATTTTAGAATTATGTCCCTATTAGCAACCGTAGTCCAAGACTTACGACTACAAGCAACAGAACTAGACCGCAATATGGTTCAGATGGGCGAATATGGCGCGTTTGACTTTTTCATGCAGCAAACGAACTCGCCCACGTCAATCGTTCCCGAAGATGTGCGCCAAGCCGCATTTAACAGCATGGGAATGGACGTTTCGATACCAGTTATAGACTATAACGGCGGTGTAACGGTTACGAACTCTCGTTCGTGTACCATCCCAGACAATGACAATACTTCCAAGTTGTACAAGCTTGTTTGGACAACTCTAAGTACAGGTTTCTCAATTGTGCCGTCTGCCTACTCTAACAACAGCATTGGATTGCAGCGCGATATGTTACGCAAGTATCAGAATTGCGCGCGCGCTCTGCTTGAGAAGATTGACAGCCTAGCGGTAGCGGCTTTGGAATTGAACAAAACGCAAGTATTCAACAACCCCGCTTATTACGACAAAACAGGCAATGTAATTAACGTGCCTTGGCTCATGCGTGAGAGCATTCTAGGCGATAGCGGCGCGATGATGCGTGCCAACAAGTACGGCGGACAATTGCACGTTATTGGTAATTCGGGCATTGATATTAACGTTAGGCAGCTAGCGCAGAGCGGTGTTTACAACGAGAAGAACAAGCGTTTGGAGTTCACCGACAAAATTCTACACTATACCAACTCGATTGCTAACGAGAGTGGCAAGTTTGGTACTGGTTATGTTGTTGAGGATGGTAATTGCGCCATTCTTACACGTGTAGACCGCGATGCCGCGCGTAACGCAAAATCAACTGGCCACGAGTGGGGTACGGTGATGTTGCCTTGGTTTGACCTTGTTCTAGGTTATCACAAGACAGACACCACGGGCGACCAAAGCGCGACTAATGGAAAAGGCACGGCCGACCTAACTTGTAGCCCCAAGGAATATTACGGATTTAGCATTGACGTTTGTTTTGTTGTCGCATACAACAGCGCACCAACTACAATCGCTAACCCCGTGATGAAGTTCCAAATCGAAAGGCCGGTTAGTGGCGTGCCGTCGGCTAATCCCGTATTCATTACGAACGATGCCACTAATCCAGTTAAGACCAAAGCGGTTTAACTTTGTTGTTTTCATAATGTGTACCGAGGGGGTGGGGTTAAGCCCTATCCCCTCACTTTGCTTTTTAAGATTATATGTATAGACTAGGTTATATCGAAGATAAGTTGTTGGGTTTGGTTGGATGGCGGCAAGACTACAATCCAGCCAAGGCAATTAACGAGGATTTGACAAAGAGCGAAAGCGGTTTGTTGTTCCAAGATGCGCACCCACTTGTTACGCTTAACAATATTCGTTCAATCATTCCCGAAGATTTTATCTTTCATTATCCCGAATGGAACGAGTTTAGAACGTACCACCGAGGGCAAAAGGTGAGATATAGGGATAGAGTTTATATTGCGCTCAAAGAGAGCGTAAACGAAACGCCCGACACTCATGTGAGCGATTTTAACGATGATTATTCGCGACAAGATTTCGGCGCAGGTGATAAGCCGTGGGCAGGATATGACCTATTGAACGAGTACTTACAAGACCTAACGCGCGCAGGTATTCGTAAGATGGTACAGACTTTTATCCAAACAAAAGAGTTGGCCGAGGAAACAAAGACGTTACTCGACCGCGTTTCTTTTTTTGATGGTGCAGGCCGCATTAACAATGTTATTGAAAATTCCAACTCATTTGTAGGCATGGAATTAACGCCCATTCGCAGCATGGGAGTTACTGCCAAGATAGAGCGTATTGGGCTGCAAGTGTCTGGCGCAACTGGTACGATTAGGCTATACTTGTTCCATTCGTCACGCGTTGAGCCTATTTTGTTTGTAGATGTGGAAATTACAAAGGCAAACGGCATGTTCGTTTGGGTATCGCCGAAAGACTGGTATCTTCCTTATATGGGTCACGACACCAATTCGGGCGGCTCATGGTATATAGGTTATGACCAAAATGCCTTGCCTATTGGTATGGAAAGTATCAATGTATCGAAAGATTGGAGTAGGGAGCCGTGCGGTACGTGCAATATGGGTGACGTTAATGTTTGGCGCGAACTTACGAAATACTTACAGATTAGCCCGTTTAAGAAAGGCGTTGACAGCAATTGGAGCAACCGCCCCGAATTATTCGATAACGGCGATATAATCTATCAAAGCACATTCAATTTTGGGCTAAACTTGGAAGTATCTGTATCGTGCGACTTGTCGGAGTTCATTGTTGAGCAACGCAGTATCTTTGCAACGGCATTGCAGCAGCAAGTAGCGGCAATAGTATTGCGTACTTTGGCACTTAACCCCGAAACAAGGGTTAACCGAAACCAAGTCAACGCGAGCCGTATGGATTTACTTTATGAACTGGATGGTAACACTAGCGGAACAAGACCAAGCGGCCTAGGTCACGAGTTAAAAAAGACCTATGCGGCCTTACGATTGAACACGCAAGGGATAGACCGCATTTGCTTGAAGTGCAACAATCATGGTGTTAAGTATAGGGTGGTGTAATGGCAATTAAACAACTCGCAGACAAGTTGCGCGATTTTAACGAAAAGCTAACAAATGGCGAGTACATTGCGCAAATCATAATTGACAATGAACCGTATATTGTCGATATGAATGCAGAAGTACAGCTATACGAGCAAGGCGAGAATGCGCTCGGAATGTCAATTGCAGATTACCAACCTTACAGGCCGCTTACAATCAGAATTAAGGAAGAAAAGGGGCAACCAACAAACCGCGTAACACTTCGTGATGAGGGCGAGTTTGAAAGTTCTTTTTTTATTGAAGTCGGCAATGAAAGTTTTACGATTAAAGCCAGCGACTTTAAAACAGAAGAATTGGTAAAAAAGTATGGCGAGATAATGGGCTTAAATGCAGAGCATCGCGCGGAGTTGATTTGGGAGTATCTTTACCCCGAAATTATGGACAAGTTAAAAGAAAAATTAGCGAAATGAGGGCAATAGCAGATAAAAAGGCAATAACACCAATAATGGATAACGCCGTTATGCTAGATAAGGCAATAGCAGATTTGCAGCTAGGTTTAGCAAGCACAATAGGTTGGCTAGATGCCATTTTTGGCCGCGCGCAACGTATTACGCGAGTTGTTAACGGAAAAACTTACAAAGAGCCGTTTGTTTACGCAGGCGGCACGAATTACACCAAGGGCAACTATGATAACGACTATCTAGGCGTTAGCCCAGATGGCAATATAGGCAATTTCGCTTTTTTCGATGTAACAGAGCCGCACAGAATAGAGCCGTACAACCGAGGTGTACAGAACACAATCAAAACACCATTTGCCTTAATAGTGTGGGTGGACTTGCGGCACGTTTTCGAGGAAACGAAAAACCGCAATACGGAGCAGTTGAAAGCGCAACTATTGCGCGAACTTAACGGAGGTTTTAAGCATCCAAATTGCGGCTATGAGTTCAACAAGATATACGAACTATCAGAGAATATTTATAAGGGCTACACACTGGAAGAAACAACAAACCAATACTTGATGCACCCTTATTGGGCGTGCCGAATAGAGGGTGAAATAAAATATAACGAACCTTGTTACAAATAAAATAAAGAAAATATGGAAGTTAAATTTTTGAATGCAGTTATATTAGTGTCCTTTTTGGCCGCTTTTGTGCTTTTATTCTTGCGCAAGATTGGAATTATCGAGCATTTGCAAGTTAAAGGCAATGAGTTTTTCTCAAAGATGGCGCATTGTGACTTTTGTTTAAGTTGGTGGATGTGCTGTTTGCTTACTTTTATTCTTATCGTGCTATCGCATGATGCGAGTTACATTGCATTGCCGCTTTTTGCCACACCCCTAACGCGTTATCTGTTATGAAACAAATAAGATTGGGAAAACATGTGGTGAAGTTGTACGATGATATTTCGGAATTGCCGATAAAGCGATTTCACAAGTACAACAAACTGCTGCTAGTCGATGCAGGAATAGGGTCGGACTTGTCGGACTTTGATGCACACATAGAGCGCGTTGTTCGGTACATCCAAAGCGGCAACAAAGATGCAGCGGGGCAAGAATTGTTGAATATGCGACAAAACTTGTATGCGGTACAGGCTGAATTAAGCCCGAAACACAGCGCATTCGCCTGCCTTGTGGCAGAGGTTGACGGAGTGCCGCGTAATGATATATCCGATGATGCTTTGCGCGAAACGCTAGGCATGCTTAGTAGCGTTAGCGTTAGCGAGTTGGCCGCCCAGTTTGGAGCGGTCAAAAAAAAAATAGAAGATGACTTGCGCGTTTACTTTCCTAACTCGTTTGATGACGTTTCGACAAAAGAGTATTACGACCAATTAAAGCGGCACACGATGCTAGTTTTGCAGGATATTGCCGAGGGTGGGGAGAACGAGCAGACAAAGCAGCAGATAGAGCAGATAACGAACACGCTAATAACATATACTAAGCCCAAATCTTACGAGGGCAAAGAGAGCGTTGAAATTAAGTACGACAAGCAATTTGAAAACATGTGTCTAGTTTTGAGCAAGCATTTGCACGTAAACCCAAAAGAGTTCACCGTACTAGAATTTTTCAACTCATACGAATATATGGAGGACGAAGTTAAGCGACAGAATAAGGCGGCTAAGCATTGATTTGCGTTAGCGGTCTTATATGGTATTAAGTGAGTAGATACGCGACAAAATAGAAATAAAGCCGACAGGCGCAAAAATAACAGCTAAATATGGCAGCAGATGTAAACCCTATACACTATAAAGATTTAGTTTCGCCCGATAATTCGATAACTGACTTAATTAAGCAGCTAGACGAACTTTCGGACACATACACCAACACACTCAAGAACATTAAGGGCGAGGCCATTCAATTAACGGCCAGCTTAAAGGGCGTGAGCGGTGCGACCGAGGAGGGGCGGCAGGCCACGCGCAAGGCATCGAGCGATGCCGAGAAGTTGGCGCGCGCATACCGCGAAACGGCCTTTGCGGAGAGCGAAACGGCCAAGAAAATTGCCGAGTTAAAGCAGGCCACGCGCGAGGCTAATGAGTTGAACAAGCTTAACGTTAAGCTAGCGCAGTCGGCCGAGGGTAGTTACAATAAACTATCCGCGCAATATTCTATTAATAAAATATACCTCAACGGCATGACACGCGCGGAGCGTGAGCAGACCGAGGAGGGGCGGAAACTTGTAAAACAAACGGCCGAGATTTACGAGGAAATGAAACGCTTACAGGAAGTGACAGGCAAACACCAGTTGAATGTTGGTAATTATGGCGATTTCGGCAAGCAGTTTGAAAGCATAAGCGGCGGCGTTTCGGGGTATCAGGAAAAAATTAAATCCGCCCTAGGGCTGAACAACAAGTTTGGCGAAAGTCTTATCGAGGTGGGCAAGAGTGGCGGCGGCGTTAAGACCGCATTGGCCGCCATTGGTGACGGCGTTAAGGCGTTGGGGGCATCGCTTTTAACATTGATGGCTAACCCCGTTTTTTTAGGCATCGCAGGAATAGCAGCAGCCGGCGCGGCCTTTAAGTGGTGGTACGACTATAACGCAGGTCTAGTAGAGGCCACTCGACTAACTAAGGAGTTTACAGGCTTAACGGGTCACGAACTAATTAGCGTGCGCAATGAGATACAGGCATGCGCGGATGTTATGGGGCATGATTACAAAGATACTTTGGCATCCGTTGATGTGCTTATGTCTAATTTCGGGCTTAATGCAAAGCAAGCCCTTAAAGTTATTGAGGATGGTTACGCCAGTGGCGCGGACTTGTCGGGGGATATGCTCGACAAGATACAGAACTATTCGGCCACATTCCACGATGCGGGCATAAGTGCTAGCCAAATGGTAGCTATCTTATCGCAAACGCGCAGTGGCATATTTAGCGATAAAGGGCTAGATACCATTAATATGGCATCTAAGAAAATTCGCGAAATGTCGACGGCCACACAGGAGGCAATGAAAGGCATTGGTATTGACGTCAACCAAGTTCAAAAAGACCTAGCCACAGGCGCGCGCAACACCTTTGACGTTATCCAAGAAGTAAGCACCAAGATGAAAAATTTTGGCGCAAACAGCACGCAGGTAGGCGCAATTTTAAAGAACGTCTTTGGAAAGAACGGTGCTGATGCAGGTATAAAGCTAATTGAGCAGCTGGACACGATGACCACCAGTATAGACAAAGCCAAGGAACAAACAGGAGAGTGGGGCAAGGCACAGGAAGAGCAGATAAAGGCCACATCCGAACTTAACGATGCTATGAGCGCATTATTTGACGTGACGGACAAAGGTTTTGAGGGCGTTGTCGACCAAGCCAAGCTAATTGCTACTAAGTGGCTAACGGCTATCGTTAAGGGCTGTATAGACGTTGTGAATTGGGTTATCAATATGTACAATAAAAGCCTAGCCGTTAGGTTAGCCGTGGCTAATGTTGTGGCGCAGTTCAAAATATTGTTTGAAGTCGGCCGACTTCTGAACAACCTTGTAATAGATATGTTTAAAGGGTTTGGCCGCTTGCTCGATGCGTTTGTTACAAGTGTTCAAAGCGCATTCAAAGCGGTAACGGGAGTTTTGGCAGGTTTTGGCGAAACAATGGAGGGCATTGTCAACTTTGATTTTGACAAGATAAAAAAAGGCGTGGACGGCATTCGCAATAGCATCACAAACGGCTTTAAGAATAGTCTTCTTAGCTTTGGCAAGGCAGTCAAACAAACTTCTGATGAAGTCAGTAATGATGTTATAAGCGCAGGCAAGAATATAGGCAAGGCATTTATTGATGGTTTCAACTCTGCCACAAGCGGCAAAAAATTGGATAACATCGTACTGCCACAATCGACAGCAACAAATGTAGAGCCAGAGAAGACAAAGACCATTACAGACTACACACCGACAGGCAGCAGTAAAAAGAAAGTGGACAAGGCCGCCGAGAAAGCAGCCGCCGCGGCCGAAAGGGCTTACCAAGAAACGCTAGCAGCAAAAAGAAAAGCGGAAGATGCAGAATTAGACCTACTAGAAGAGGGCTATGACAAGCAGCGCAAGCGCACCGAATACTACTACACTCGACAAGTAGAGGACTTGCAGCACTCGTTAACGCTATTGAAGTCTAATGAGGTACAGCGGCGCACAGATATTACCAATACAATTGCGGCTTTGCAAGAAAAGCAAAATCAAGTGTTAAAGGATATGGAGGAAAAGCACGAAACGGATATGTTGAAAGTGCAGGCCGATGCCATTAAACTCCGCCTAGATGCCGTGAAGAAAGGCAGTGAGCAAGAACAGCAATTGAAATTAGAGTTAATCGAAAATGAGCGACAACAGGCACTAAAAGAAAATGCGGCCAAGCCGACAGACCAAAGACAAGATACAGGCGATATTAATGCGAAGTTTGATGCCAAGCGCGGAGGTGTGGCCGATGAGTACATAAAGGCGCAATTAGCAATATTTGACCAACAACAAGCACTAGCAGACAGCGAATTTGAGTTGCTCAAAAATTCAGAAGAGCGTAAAACGCAATTTCGCTTACAGGCCGAAAAGGCGCGTTTGCAAAAAATTTTGGAGTTGAACAAAATTGCAGGCACTCAATTGTCAGATATTGAGATTGCCACAATACAGAACACTATTGAGAAGATAAACCAAGAGATAGGCGAGAGCAAGACCAAAGAACAAAGTGGTTCTATCTATGGCATGTTAGGGCTTAATTTGTCAGACGAACAAAAGGAGGCTATTGACACATCGCTAAACTATGCGCTTGATGCTCTTAACACATGGATAGCCGCAGAGGTGGCCGCAGCCGATGCAGAGGTAAAGCGCGCAGACAACAGGGTGAGCAATGCTCAAAAGGTGCTAGACACAGAGCGCGAGGCGCGTGCGAATGGATATGCCTCTAATGTGGAATATGCACAAAAAGAACTAGATTTGGCGAAACGAAACCAAGAAAAGGCACTTAAAGAACAGCAGAAAGCCCAAAAGGCACAAGCGGCCATTCAAGCCTTGCAACAGATAGGTAACTTGGTAACAGCCACGTCAACAATATGGTCGCAATTGGGTTTCCCTTGGGCTATCCCAGCAATAGCCGTTATGTGGGGTTCGTTTGCGTTTGCGAAAATAAAGGCAATGCAAATGACACGTTCACAATCAGAGAGTTACGGCGAGGGTACTGTCGAATTATTGGAGGGCGGCTCACATCAGAGTGGAAACGATATTGATTTAGGCACAAAGAAAGATGGCACTAAGCGCAGAGCGGAGGGCGGCGAGTTTTTCGCAGTTATAAACAAACGCAATTCCAAGCGTTATCGCAGGCTTATTCCCAATGTGATTAAATCGCTTAACAACGGCACATTTGAGGAGAATTTCTCGAACGCATTCGCAGGCCGTGGAATTGAATTGACAATGAAACAGAGTGAGCCGAATATAAGTGAGTTAAACGACAATGTGCGCAGCATCCGCGAGCAGAATGAACGCAGAGTGTACAATGATGCGGACGGCACGACCATTATTCAGTATAAGAGTTTGACAAGAAGAATAAGGAGGTAAAAATGATTAATCCGATTTATCAGTTTTATATAAGACTAGGCGATGTGGCGACAGAGTACGCCACACGGCCTATTTATAAGGATGATTTGAGTATAGACTTTGAACAAGAGTCGGGGCAAAAGTTTTTTCGCAAGAAAGTAAATGGCAAATTGACTTTTTTGCGTGAAGATTATGCGCTTATTATGAACGCACCATTTGATACGATTTACCACCTTATTATCAAGAAGTCCGATGATTTTGGTAAGTCGTGGCAAAACTATTGGCATGGCAAGTTTATGCGCACCGATTGCACGATAGACGAATTTGACAAAACATTGACCGTGCAGCCTAGTATAACAGACGAGTACACGGACGTTTTGGCAGGTTTGGAAAAAGAGTTTAATCTTATTGAACTTGCTCCACACATGGAAACTTTATTGTTGGCAAAAAGGCCGTTAATCCAAGTTTACAAAAAGGGTGATAAGGTTGTTTCTTGTTTCTTGTCCGGCTCGAACTGGGAGCAGGAAGTAAACGAGCGTGTTGACAGCATAAGCAAATTAGTTGATAAGTATCATTTCGCAAAAATACATGAAAGTATAACGGCGGCCGTTTATAATAAGTTCAATGACAGCGGCACAATAGCATTTCATGGCTCTTATAGGTTGGAAAACATAAAGGACAAAGGAAATGAAACGGACTATATTCTTGTGAGAGACGATAATCCGTTATATGTGTTGACTATGGATGTTGTGAAAGTTTCAGCGACTGGTTACCGCTCTATTGTCCGCTTATATAATGATGGTGAAGTTTATTTTGAACAAGAGATATATGCGAATACGGCGGATAATGGAACTTATGCCGTAAAAGGTAAGTCGAAACCTTATCAACCATCAAACAAGGAGGTGAATGTGGAGGTATCGAATACGAGCGTATTCTCACGTCTGTTGTTGGATGTAAAAAAGATAATGGACAAAGACACATACGCATTAGCGGATGATGATTTAGTAGAGAATAATCGCAACTATCATTACGCGATAGGCTACAATATGGGTAATATCGTGACAACATCGAGGGGCAGCGACACACCGACCGAATATGGCAAAAGGGATGATGGAAAGTATTTCACACCACCGCACGATGTGGATAAATTTTATCCTATTGGTAAAAACACATGGGATATGATTTCCTTTTGGTTCAAATTCAAATTCGAGGACAGAATAGCAGAAGAAAACGGCCGCGCGGATATTGAACTGAAAAACGCCTATGAGATAGGCAGCTGTATAGACGTTCTTTTGCAAAAAATAAGTGACGTTCGATTTGAGAGTAACGCGACTTGTTCGCAATTCTTATATGGCGATGTAAATCCCATTTCAAAACAAGAACAACGTTTGTTTATCACACCAAAAAGTAACATAATTGTCAGTGAGTACCAAGACCCAGCGCAAAAGGCTACATGTACATTGCAGACTATATTAAATATGTTACGCGATACATGCCGCTGCTATTGGTTTATTGAGGACAAAAAACTACACATTGAACACGTTAGTTATTTCAACAATGGAGGTGCTTATGGTGTACAGCCGTCAATAGGTTACGACCTAACCAGTTTGAGAAATCCTCGTAATGGTAAGCCGTGGAGTTTCGCACGTGGCGAATATTCGTTTGACAAATTCGATATGGCAGAACGCTATCAATTTAAGTGGATGGACGATTGCACCGAGCCTTTTGATGGTTTTCCAATTGAAATAAAAAGCAATTACGTTCAAAAGGGTAAGATTGAAGAAATTAACGTTGGCAGTTTTTCGAGCGATGTCGACTTAATTATGTTAAACCCAAAGAACATAAGTAAGGACGGCTTTGTCGTAATGTCCGCTATTAAGGCAAAAGCGGTAGATAGTGACTTTGACGGATATTTCCAAAACTACCACAACAAAAAGGATGGCTATGTGGACAAGCGTTGGGATATAAGGCCGGGCGTAATAGGCCATAAAGTCACATTGAAGATTTATGTAAAAGCGCACGTTGAGAATGGAGTAAAGCAACAAGCGGACTATGTCAATCTAGTCCTTTGTAAAGGAAATACGTCAGTTAGCATAATAACATTACACATTTCAGATGATTTACAAGAAATTACATTTGATATACCGACAGATGTCGACTATTTGACGTTCAGAACAAGCGGTTGGGCGGCCGTGTCGATTGTAGATGCGAGAGTTATTGACGGATTGCGCGAATTGCCGTTTTATTTCAAAAAAATAGATAGGGTAGAATATACGTTGCAAAACGGTTTTATGTCGTTCATTTATTTGCAAGAAAAGTATTACAGGCACGATTTACCCGCTAGGTTGATAATGCTTAACAAAGCGTATAACCATGCGATAAAGGTCGACAAGAAAAAGAAACAAACAATAACTTTTCCTATTGGAATTTTTGACCCAAACCCGCGCAAATTAGTAAAAACGTTACTAGGCAATGGGCAATTTGAAAAAATATCCGTAAATTTATGTAGCAGAACAATTAAGGCAACTCTGAAATATGATACAGAATAACAATTTATCCCCATTGCCATTCTACAAGAATGATGAGTATTTGAGCCATAACAAGCAATATGCGTATGGCTCAATATATAATTTTTTCTGTGAAAATGGCATATTGCCGCCATTCCAAATCGTAACAGAACATGGCATTAATGAAATTGAAAATGTCCAATTGTACGATAGGGATAACAATTTGATTGCAGATGTTACGGACGAGTTGAACAATGGCGGCCTTACGATTAAGCAGTTTGCGCAATACGGATATGACGTAATAGTATATCCGTCTTATCTGCCATTGTCAACAAACATGCAAATTGGCGTATTCTATTTAAAGCTGTTTGATGGTGTGGACAATTGGCGAAGTGAATACTTTACAAATGTGGCATCAACGGATGGTTTCATAAAGATAGAATGGTGGGATAATGAAGATTTTGTTTTGGAAGACAGCCGTATTGTTTACGATGGTGTGAAGTATCATAATGTGGTATTCCTTAATTCACAAGTTGGTAAGCCCGAATACAAGTTTGTTGAGGAGGGTGAAACGCGTGACGGATATTTTTTCCCCGAAAAGCAACTATCCGAGAAAGTTTACAAATTCACGTTTATTGCGCCCGAATACCTATGCGATGTAATGCGGTTTATAAGGATGGCCGACAATGTGGTAATAACTGATGAACTAGGCCGCGAGTACGATTGCGATACGTTCTTAATTAACGTGAAGTGGCAGGCGCAGGGAGATTTGGCAAGTGTTGAAGTGGAGTTTGAAACGGCTACCATCGCAAAAAAGGTAGGACGCGCTCACATGCTTTCAAAAGGTGGAGATTTTGAAAATCTTAGTTACAACAATGATTACAGCATTAACCAAGCCGGCGATGCTACTACAATAGTGTTGGAATTGAGTGTTTACGACAATGAAATGGCACGAATGGCGGCCGATACGACACTAGCATACGATGTGATGATAAGGGCGGATGCGTATCTGCTAGATGGCAATACGGACAGCCTTATAGGAATTATCCCCGCGGGGCAGAGCCTTGCAGTTATAGCAGCAAGTGATAGTATCAATTATTTCGATAACGTCCGAGTTCAGAAATTGAACAACAAAGACAATACGAATTATATAATTAAAACAAAATAGTGAGTTATGGCAAAGAAAGATGCTTTGAAAACGGCCATTAAGAACGTTATTAAGAACAACGGCCGCCAAGAGATAACGGGAGATATATTGCAGAACATTCTTGTTAGACTTGTAGACAATTCCAGTGAAGATAACGAGTACGATGTGAGTGCGGCCAATGCAGATAGTTCATTTGAATTAGCCGCGGCCATTGCACAAGTTCCGCAGGACTACAAAAAGGGTGGTTTGACGATAAAGTTTATCGAAAAATCGTCTAACGAATATGTGATGTACTACAACAAAAATGGTAGTTGGAGTACTGATGTTAATGATTGGGTAAATCTTCAATCTACGAAAAAAACTACAATGACAATCGAGGAACTTAAAGCATTTCCCTCGTCTGTTGAGGATGCTGTTAAGTTTTTGAAAAATAACAAAGATGCAAGTATTGTCGTACTAAGCAAATACGGCCGCGCTGTTGGAACATTAAGCATATACGGCAATTTAAGCAGTTTTACTTTTATTGAAGTCTTTGAAACACAACTAAAAGTAAAGAGTGGCTACAACAGCAGTGAAATTAACGGTAGTCCGCGTAGGTATTGGCGATATTATGGCTTAGATAACTATGGAGGTGGTGTAGTTAATCGTGGCGAGTGGTCTGAATGGTCTGAAATGGTAAGTAAGCCATTTGAAATATTACAATCGCGCTTAGGAAGTGTGGTAGACGTATATAACGGCTCCCCAACTGGTGGTGTAACTACAATTGACAGGGTATTGCGCCAAATTGGCGACAGCTATGAGTTTAGAAACAAGGTAATGCTTATTAGTCTTGTTGATGAGATTACAAACAAACGCACATTGTATTATTGCACCGCCGATAGTTTCTCGCCAAACGAAAGTGATTGGGTTGAAGTTGGCAAGGGCGGCAATTTCGATGAACTTGTCAACGATGCCAAAAGGAAGATACAGGAGGCTGTTAACCACGCAAAAACTATCCAAAAAGGAGAAAAAGGCGACAAGGGCGACACAGGTTGGTTAAGGCTCGTCAATCATGGCACGGCCGACACTACATTTGCACTTACGCCTAATGCGATGCACGTTTGGGGGCAAGTGGCTCAACTAAGATTAACGCTAGGCGCGGCAGTTCCTAACATTGTTAACGAATACGCTTTTGAATTTCAGTCGCCGGCCACGCCAACAAACCTATCATTGCCGGCTACATTGAAGTGGTACAACGGATATGTTACGCCAGTTCGCGCAAACAAACGATACCAAGCTAGCATAGTTAATAATGTTATAATAATGGGAGAGGTAGAATTATGAGAAGATGGAAGATAATGCAGATATTAGCGGTAGACCGCTCTGAAAGTGTAAAGAACGAACTTGGAGTAAAAAACAGCTACATTAATGCTTTGGGCAAAGATGAAACTTATAATGGTTGGGACACATCAAACTATCATGAGATACCAGCCGACTGCAAAAAACTCCTAACAGGTCAGTACCCTATTAAATATGGGGCATTTTATGACAAGGATAAAGTATTGATTAAATCAATAAGGCAGGATGGTTTTACGCCATTGGCCGAATTTCCTATATTATCAGTTATGGAGATACCAGCCAATGCGAGGTATTTTCGCGACAGCGACACAGCAGCCGAAATGGTTAAGAAATGGTTTATTTTAACAACTTAGATATATGGCTATGATAAGAATGTTATTCGTTTTGCTCCTTAGTCTGTTAACGAATGTAAACGGGGGGGTGAAAATATGAGTTTGACAAGATTAAGGCTTATGCGGCAAGCATGGGGAGAACAAGAAATGCACTTTGCAGACCCCTACGCCCAACAAGTATTTAAGGATAGGCTTGAAAATCTATCTATTAACAATATACGTTCAATAGAGCGGATGCCAAGCGCAAACAAAACACTAACAGGTGGCTTGTTTATTGGTTCAACGGAACTAAGAAGTTTTGAAGAAATAAAATACTTTACAGGATTGAAATACCTTATAAGAGATTTCTATAATTGTCCAAACCTAGGCGGTACAATGACTATTCCAAGTAGCCTAGTTGAAATCATTGGGGCATCCATTTACAAGACTGGGTTAATCGGAATTGAATTTCTTGCACAAAACTTTAAATGGGGGCATGGCACAATTTGGGAATGCAAAAACTTGAAGTGGGTAAAAATGCACTCCATTGAAGTTCCACAAAAGAATGTGCCAAATAACCAGCATTTATTTGATTTTGCGTTGGGAAACAACACGTGGAAATTGTATGTACCTGATGGAAGTGTTGAGAAATATCGCGCCGACCATAATTTTCAAAACCTTGGTGACAGAATTAGGCCAATGAGCGAATTTAATGAATAAAACAATATGAAATACGTAGACGAACAGGGCAGATTTGCCCCCCCCCAAACGATTGAGTTAGATGGCATGTTGGTTTTAAACCCAACAGCGGAGCAGTACGAGAAAGCAGGCTACACACAATATGTAGAGCCGATGCAGACGGCAGAAGACGAGTTAAGAAAGGCTATTGCCGCCAAGATTGAAGAGATAAGAGAGTATGACAAATCGACAGAGGTCAACTCTTTTTCTCTCGATGGGTTCAACGCGTGGATTAATCGAGAAGACCGCATAGGCACGCGCAAGGCCATAGAACTGATTAAGGCTAGTGGCAAACAAGAATGTGAAATATGGTTGCAAGGCGTTCAGCTGAAAGTAAATTGCGACTTGGCTTTGAGATTGTTGGATGAAGTAGGCCGTTACGCCTATGATGCGTACAACTGCACACAATCGCACATCCACGCAGTTGGTTTGCTCAAAACGATTGAGGAGGTCAACAATTACGACTATAAGAAAGGCTATCCACAAAAACTCGAACTCAAAACAACTCTATAATATGGC